GAACCGCTTTCTTTGTTAGTGCATCCCACGCATCTTTTATTCTACCCACTTTCTTTATTTTACCAAGCCATCACCTCAAATCGGGGCTTGTTTAGTTTCGTGTAAATTGCATACCGCATCGAATCGCATAAGTGATCCCACATCTTGACTGGCTGCTCGTCTGCATGAACCTTGCCATCTTTATCGACTTTCCACTTGTAGGACCTAATCTCTTTAATTAGGTTCGTGCTGTCAGGGGTAACGATTAAAGGTTGGCTCTTGACCTTTTGGATGCCTGCATAGACATCTTTTTCGGCTGGCTTGGCATTGTACCCAGCTCTGACCAGTTCCTCAATAGTCTTAGGCTCGGCAGCATCACAAAATATCTCATCGGACCTCTTGATGTTTAGTACCTTTAGCCTTTCTATTAAATCGGTGGTGGTTAGCTTAGTTTCGTAAAGCATCTCCTTGACAAAGGTTTGTTTCTCGTGAAACCCTACCTTGACTAAAGCAGTTGGTACTGAGTAGCCAAAGTCTAAGCCATAAACCGTTTCGCATTCATCCGGGAACTGACCTTGCCTCCAATGGGTATAAATAATCTCTGATGACTTACCTCTCTCCCCCAACCCGAAAACTTTCCAGAGGTTCTCGTCTGCATCTTTCAGACTTTCAATCTCAGCTACCTGCTCACTTGGCAGGAATGGGTTGTCTTTGTAGGTTGAGTGGATTAAGAGGTTAGTATCTCTATCAGCGACATCGTACACCCAGCTCATCTCATCAACTGGGTTAAAGTCTAAAAAGATTGTCTGCTTGGTTCTAAGGGCTAACTGCTGGTAAATAGAGTGAGGCAGTAGATTTGCCTCGTTAATGTACAGTATGTCTCGCCCTGGTCCCCTTACCTTACCCGAGTCCTCAGCCCCAAAGAACTCAATATATGAGCCATTTGGGTAATGATAGACATTGTCGGTCTTGTTAAAGTTGTCATCTGAGTAGATGCCAGCATCTTCGAGTATCTTGAGGATATCTCGCCTAGCACCTCTCTTTAGATGAGGTAATGATGGGCTAACCACCGAAATCGTAACCTTTTCCTTGTGCGGTATGTAAAGAGCTATTAATTGTCCTATCGAGTAAGTCTTGCCTGATCTGGTTGAACCTTGGTTAGCGATAACCCGGAATTTCAGCAAATCGTAGGCTTCCTTGTTTCTCTCAAAGACATTTGTATATTTAACTTTGACTGTCCTCATCGGCAGCCTTTTCAAATATTATATTAACACCACCCGAATGATTAAGGTCTACGGTTTGCTTTGACTTACCGTAGGCCCTATCCAACAAAACTTCAGCAGCCCTCACATCTCCTTTGGCTGCCTTTGCCCTTAAAGCCATTAGTATAGCTTTAGCGGCTTCAATTCCGTCTTTATCTTCTCCAAGTACATCGGCCAATAACTCGTCTAATTTGGGCAGCTTTTTAGGTCTCCCATTTGGATTACCCGATTGACCTGGTTTAAATCTTGTATGTTCTGGCGTTGTTGGCATCCCTGATAATTCCCTGTTATTGAGCGATAAGGTAGTGCTGCCCTCCTTCTTCAGTATGGAATACTGATGCATTAGCTGTTATGCTATTATCGCTTGTTTTCTTTCTTGTAAAGTTATCTTTTCCCCTTTATACATTCCAGCACCCATTTCATCAATTTTACTGAATGGTAATATTGGAACGGTTATTTTGCAAGTTTTGTCAATTAGGTAAATGTATTTTAATTGTTTACCTACTAATGGTTTTCCTTTTAAAACCTCAACCATATATTTTTTAGCATTACCGTAACCACACTCTAACATTTTTTTTCTTAATGCTCCATGCTGTCCACCTTGCAAACCCATTAAATGTAAAGTGTCTCCATTAGGCAATTCATATAATTGCTTACTATCGTTTATGTTTGTCAAAACAAAACCACTCGCTCTGTAAATTGTACCATCTCCGCATTGTGTTGCATCCGCAAAACTCATTACCCATTTTACTTGAGGTGCATTTTTTTTAATTAATAATAAACAAATACTTATAAATCTGCTTTCAGTATTTTTAGGTGTATCGTCAATACATACTAATCTATTTAATTCTAAAAATTCATTCCACTTTGTGTTTTCAATTAAATGTAAATGTAAATATTTATTTATAGGTCTTCCCCATTGTGCAACTCCAATAATTTTATTATCTAAAAACGCACCAAAAAATATTAAACCAGTTGCAGCTACCTTTCCGCTATAATGATGTTTCTTTACAAACTCATTAGCAATCTTTGCCGGTATTACCTTTACTATTATTTCCTTTGCTCTGCCCATTGCATTATGATTAAATATAAAGCGTTTCCGTTTGAGTTTTCGTTGCCCATTGTTTCTGCGTACTTGTATTCCTCAGTTCCTTTTATATCGTCTATTGCGTTCTTTATTTGTGTAGCTTGTTCGTCTGCCAATGTAAAAGTCATTTGTTGAAATGGTGCTTTATCTCCGTCTGGTAAGCTAAAATTTTCTACTAAGTCTTCTATATTAGAAAAGCCAGGTATATTCAGACCCCACTCTTCTAATTGGTCGCTATCCCAATTATTTGCCAAATCGTTCCACTCCCATTCGCCAAAGCCTACATTATCTTTGATGATAAATTCTTTCTGTTGTTCGGGTGTCAAAGAACTGGCCTTTATAATCGGCACTTCTTTTAGTCCAGCTTCTATGCAGGCCTTAAGCCTCATATTGCCGCCTAAAACGACCATCTCATCGTTTACAACTATCGGCCTAATTTCCAACATCTGTGGGAACTCTTGGATGCTTTTTACAAGTTTTTTGAACTTGTCATCCTTAATTACCCTGGGATTGTCTTTATTTAGCCTTAGTTCAGTTATTGCTGTGGTCTGAATCTGTGGCATGGCTTATACAAAAAAGCCCTCAACCCCGAAGGACTGAAGGCTCGTTGTTTTTTTACCCTTTATTCACCCCCTAATATACGAAAAATTTTTGAATCTACCAAATCTAAGTGTTATAACTTATCAACATCTGTACCCCATCGACTAAGTATGCGGACCAATTCAAGCATGATTCCTTGCCCTCCGGGTGTCATTAGGGGATGGACCCCATCTAAGCATTTAACCTCTAAGGATGCGTCTGCTGGACAAAATAAGTGTTTTGCCTTACATAGCATAGGTATATCCCATGCCGAGTCTCCAATGGCTATTTGATAGTCAAAAGGGATAGTCTCTTTATTTCGTATGATGTGCAATTCTGCCCCTGACCTTCTAAGGTATGCCTCTGCACCTGGCCAAGAACTGGCGGTTACTAAATGGACTTGATAGCCCATAGATATTAGCTCTTTGATGGCTCCTATGTCTTTGTTGTTAAAGGATTTGATTATGTTACCCTGATGGTCAACCCATATTTTGCCATCTGTTAGGCAGCCATCTATATCACAGCAGATTACCATGTTTATTTTTTTATTATCCAATAATACCAATCCCGACCTAATAAATTGACTGTGGCAAACTTATGTGGAGGCCATGCGATAATGGTTTTTGACTTTTTTCCTAAGATAACCATGCAGCCATGATCATCTAATGATATATCCCACTGATGAAAGCCTTGCCAGTTCTCATGTGTTGCCTCGTTGAAAAACCCTTGCACGATTAGATACCCTCCGGGCTTAACTGCTTGTAATAACAAATCCAAGGCTTTTCTGGTCTCTTGGGTATGGTCTAAGGCATTTGAGATATGTACAATGTCAAACTCATTCTTAAAGGGCAACTCCTCTGCTGGGTAGGGTAATGGAGCTTTTAGCTTATGCCGTTCAAAGTCAAAGACTAGCTTGTAAAGGTCTCCCAAAGGATCGCAAGCGGTTACATTTACTAACCCATTTAGTATTGAGCAGACTCCCGAGCCGACATCTAAGACTGTATCATTTGGAACACTTTTAATAAAGTCTGCCACCTCTTGATTTAATTCTGGAGTCTTAACTTTACCTACCCATCCCTTTAGGAATCGGTCGGTCTTTACAAATTGCTGCCAAAAGGCAAGTTCATGATAAATTCCATGTAGTTCTAGTGTTGTCATTTTGTTTTATTTAGGCCATAAATCTTGTTGCCAGTCTTTACCCCATTTTTGCAGCATGTGTCTTTGACTGATTGGGGTCCAGTAGTTTCTTAGCTGCTTTCTGAGCTGACCAATAGGATGCTCCTTTTTGTTTCTTAGATAAGTATGCCCGAT